CCCAGGTGCTGTAGTAGAAATACGCAGTATCACATCGCAGTCACTAGCGGGGTTAGGTTGTACGTATTAGAATGGTATTCGGGTACGTGCTTGTAGGTGTAACCAAGTCCTACCTATTTTGCTTATTTTTTAAAAAGGCACTTCGGTGTCTTTTTTCTTGACTAAATTTCCTTAATCTTATTAATTGATAAATACTTGTGTCAGATAGTGTGCCGCAAGGCGGACTTATGCTGTACCCACAGCGTAGCTCATAGAACGGGCATTGGACTACTTTTTATAGGAGAAAAAAAATGGGAAGACCACTTAATAAAAAATTGTTTGGTGTAGCAGGCGCAGGCCCTACAGCAGGCGGAAACGAAATCAAAGTAAACTTTCACAATGGCACAGCCGTTAAAGAAGGTTTCATCGTAAAACAAAAAGCAACTAAAAAGTTTGTTGTAGAAGAAATTGGTACAGGTGGTGAATTTACTTGCACACTTGCAACTGGCAAATTACCAGCCGCTTTAACAGCAGGCGAAATGTCAATTTCAGTACAAGGTTCAGATTCAGAAACTTATGGAGTAAGTAAAATTTCAGGGCGCAAAGTAACTTTAGCATCTCCAAGTGCTACTGGGTCAAATGCATTAGCAGGAACATCGTTACAATACGCTCTAACAGGTTCAGCGGCGGCTGGCATTGTTAGAATGGAAGAAGCTGGTGATGATAACACATTATCAGGTACTGACGACGACGATTTCACAGAAGACGCATAATGAATTAATAGTGTAGGGGAGCAATCCCCTACATTGTTTGCTAAGGAAACATAAATGTCAAAAATTTTAAACGTATCAGATAGTAACTATAAAATAAAAGTAGCAAGTGCTGGAACTATTACACTTGATACTGGTGCCACACTTGGTACAGTTATTCTAACAGGTAACTTACAAGTAAACGGTACACAAACAACTGTTTCATCTGCGGATTTAAATATTACAGACAATATTATTGTTGTAAACAGCGGAGAAACTGGAGCCGGTGTTACATTAAATACAGCAGGTATTCAAATTGATAGAGGCACATCAGACGATGCTTTTATGATATTTGACGAAAATACTACACATAATGATCCAGTAAGTCAAACTAATAGAGGCGGAACGTTTGTTTTTAAAGACAACAGCAATTCTACAAGAGGCATTAAAACAAATTCAATCACAACGGGTGGTACCGACTTATATCTAATTAATGCTGGAAACAATGTTGTTAGTGTTAGTGGAACAAATGATTACGAAAATCAAGTTACTGACGATGATGATTTACCTAATAAAAAATATGTAGACGATGCTATTACAACTGGTATTCAAACTATTACAATCCAAAGTATTCAGCGTGGAGACTCAGCTCTAAACTTATTAGATAGTAGTCTTGATGGCGGAGTAAGTGAATTTAAAGTTACAATTGACGGAGCAGTAGTAAGTTCGTTTAAATCAGATCAAATTACACTAGAGAGTGTAAAATTTCAAGATAGCACAATTACTACAACAGCAGGAAACTTAACGCTATCAAGTGTTGGTAGTGCTTTTGTTGAATTAGATGGCATATTAAGAATGCCTTTACAAGACGATAGTTCGGCTATTGCTAGTGATCCTAGTAAGATAGCATTATACGGCAAAGACCCAGACGTCGGAAATACAGGCGTTTGGTATAAAAATAAATATGACTACGAAGATGAATTGATAAGTACTAATAGATCATTAATGTTCAGTATGTTATTTTAAGGAAAGAAGCAAATGGCAATAGTAAACAAGAAAATACAAACTTCAGATACAACACTTTTAACAGTGCCAGGCGGTAAAAGATATGCTATTACAGCGTTAATGGTATGTAACACACAGCCTGAAGATACTGGTGGTAGTAATGATTCAATGTTTGATATGCACTTTGTACCAGCAGGACAAACAAGAGGTACAGACGATCCTAACGCTAACCAAATTGTTAATAATTTAAAAGTAGCGGGAGCAGACACTTTTTCTTTTGATACAGAAAAAGTAGTTTTAGAAGCTGGAGATAAGATTATTTTATCAGGACAAGCACCAACAAACTTAGTTTGTACTGTTAGTTATTTGGAAGTGTAAATGAGATTTTTAAAAGCACAAACAACATCCAGAGGAGTTAACGCAGATACTAAAGGTGTTAACGTTGATTCTTTAGGATTAATTGATATGAACACAACAGGTGCTATGACGATTCCAAAAGGATCACAAGCACAAAGACCTTTTGTTCCAGGTGAAGGCATGTTACGTTATAATAACGATGTGTCAAACTTTGAAGTTTATCAAAATGGTGCTTGGAAACCAATTAGATTTAAAGAACCTATTACTATTGTTCAACAAAATTTAGGTAATGGTGACGGAACAGAAACAGTATTTGGTCCGTTAAATTCAGGAGATAGTTTTTATCCTGTACCAATTTCACAAAATAATGTTCTAGTTACTATTGAGAACGTATTTCAACTAGCAACAACAAACTATACAGTTCAACAAAGTTCAGGTGGTAATTTAGCTGGTCCTAATTCACCATACGCAGACGGTTATTACTTAGTATTTGGTAGTGCTGTGCCGACAGGTAAAGTTGTACAGGTACTACATAACTTCGACAAGTAATAAATACAAGTAGTAAACTTAGGGGAACTACATGGCACAAGTCGCTCGTATTAGTGGTCAGCTACTACAAGATAATCTACAAAGAGAATTAGCGGATCTTAAATTCGACACGGATCTCTTAGTTGTAAAAAGAGATAATACTCTTGGTATTAATACAACCACTACTCCTAGAAATTTAACTATTAATGGTACACTACGTACAGCGTCAGGTAATACTGATCCTGACATTATTTTTCGTAATAGTTTAAAAGTTGGCGATTTTACTATTGCTACAACAGGTATTAGTACCGGTACAGGAGATGTTACACTTAAATCTACACATCCTGGAGGATTTATTACTACAAACGGTATTGGTAGTTATAACTTTGCTGTTAAAGGAGATGGATTACAAGCACTAGGAACTAACGATAGTGTAGGTATTAAACCAGAAGTTTACGACGGACAAACAGCAGTTTGGAATTCACTTGGCAATTACGGAACATACTGGTATCCAGGTCCAATCAATGCTGTTGATTCTCCAGACAACGACTGTACAAGATTAGAAGCAGAAGCAAATGCTATTAGATTAAGAGGAAATCCAACAGCATATGAATTAAGTGTTTTTGATTGGGATAGAGACGGTGATATCCAAGCTGATGATGTTTTAAAAACAGGAACACTAAACACATCATTTGGCGGCGGACAAGCATTTCCAGCATCAAGAACATTAGGAGATCATCCAGCTCCCGAAGTTTTAAAACAACATATAATTGATTACTATCCTAGAAGTGCTCCTAAAATATTAAGACTACAAACAGGTAGTACACTTACTGTAACAGGTAATGTACATGCTACAGGTAATATTACATATGGCGGAAGTTCAATTACTATTGGTGATGATAGTACTGACTCAGCAAGTTTCCTAGCAGAATTTAAAAACAATATTGAACCAGACTTAGACAATGTATACCATATAGGTAAAGATGACGATAGTACAGGTCCAGCAAAAGGATTTAGAATCAACGTTGATACACTTAACGCAGATACTGTAGATGCCAGTGGAATTATTTATAGAGGTATTGAACTTACAAAAGATGTGGGATTAATATTTGTTAGTAATGGTAACGGTAACGATACAAATGATGGACGTAATGTAGGTGGTCCATTTGCCACCATTACAAAAGCTCTTAGTGTAGCACAAGACGGAGATCTAATTTACATATATCCTGGATCTTATCAAGAAGAATTTCCAATGACTGTACCTAAAGGAGTAACAATCCAAGGTGACAGCATTAGAGGTGTTGAAATTTCTCCAACATCAGCTACTCAAAGTAATGATGCTTTTTTATTAAATGTAGATACTACAATCGAAAATCTTACAATTAAAGATTTCTTTTATAACAGTGGTAGTGACACAGGTTATGCTTTTAAATTTGCTAACAATTATAACAATATAGTATTTGAACAAGAACCTGGCAGAAGTCCTTATATTAGAAATATTACTGTAATTACAAAAGGCACAACTACATCAGTCTCAGATCCAAGAGGTTACGATAGTGCTGACGCAGGACGTGGAGCATTAGTTGACGGAAACGTAGTAGCATCAACGAGTAGATCAGCAAGTATGCTATTTCATAGTGTTACTTTTATTACACCGGGTGTTACAGGCCTAGTACTTAAAAGCGGTGTACAAGTTGAATGGCTTAATAGTTTTACATACTTTGCTGAAACATCAATTAAACTAGAACAAGGAACTGGTAGAACATTACCAGGTGGCACAACAGCATATGGTGCTGAGCTTAGAATGATTGCTAGTGCTAGTGTTTATGGAAACAAAGGCATTGTAGCAGACGGCGCTGATTGTTTAGCCTACGCAATTAATCATAACTTTGCGTATATAGGTTCAGGAAAAAATGTTACTAACGATAATACACAGACAATACAAGCAAACGAAATTACAGAAACTAACAACGCAAAAATTTACTTTACATCACAAGATCAAAGAGGAAATTTTAGAGTTGGAGATAAATTTTTAGTTGATCTCGAAAATGAAAGAACTAGTTTTGATGTTGAAAGTATTTTTGCTAGTAATACTAGAGTACAAATTAGAAACAACAATGATGTAGTAACATTAGAACCAGGACAAATATCATTAGCAAATATAGCAATAGCTGGAAATAATATAGAAACTACTGTTTCTAATTTAGATATAAATGCTGTTGGAAATATTAATTTTACAAGTAATGTAGTTGCTCCTCAAGTTGATATTTCTGGAAACTTTACAGTAGGAGGATCATTAACAACATTAGGTGATGCGCCTACAGATACAGTAGACTTTGATACAAATGTAAGTCAAGACTTTGAACCAGGAAATAACGATGGAATACTAAAGTTATACGGTGATAAAAGTGATCCTAATTTTACATATCCAAAAACATATTCGCTTACAGCAAACGGAACCACGTACACATATAACGCAACAGGTGAAGATGAAAGAAATTACTTTGCAGGAATTGCCGCACTAAACGTTCCTGGACTTACTGTAGGTTGGCACAGCTTAAACGGATTAACAAATGCAATTCTAATTACGTATATTTCACAAGCAGTCGGAGATCAATTAGTTTTATTAGGTAACGCATCAGATGCTACAAATGGCTGGGTACATTTAGGACATCAACCCGGTACATATAAAGCAGACGGTTTAGACTTAGGATCATCAACATTAAGATGGAAAAATGTTTACGCTACAACAGCAAACTTTGATAGTGTAGATATTTCAAATCAATCTATTGGGACAAATGTTTCTAACGAAAATTTAAATTTAGTTGCTCCTGACAAAATTAGATTTGAAAATTTAGAATTTAAAGATAATAAAATTATTAGTAAATTTAGTCCTGAAGGTGAATTTATTGTTGGAGATTCAACAAGTGATGGATACCCAGGAATATTTACAGGCTATCTTTCTTTAAGATCTATATTACCAAAGTACACTACTATTTTAGGAATTCCTGTACTAGGCACAGCAACAGTAACAGACGAAGCAGTACAACATGCCGCAAGTTTGTTAGGTAGTTACTTAGATAATAACTTTGACGGAGTAGCAGATGATGCTACATTGTACGCTGAGTTCTCAGATGGATTAACAGCTATAATTGTATATGCTGACGCTAGTGAAGAATCAACACTAGCATCAAGTTTAGGTGCGTTTGCTGTAAACAGATCATTTGCTGTTCATCAAGACGAAATGAATGGCTATCAATTAGACGGCGCAGGATCAAATAGAAACTTAGTACAAGAAAAGATTTTTAAAGATCTACTTGTACCAAAAATAACAACTATCTATCCAGATTTAAGTAAAACTAGAGTAAGTACACTTACTACTGCTATGGATGCCGCACGTGGCGGATACCAGGCAGGAGGACAAGCAGGATATAACTATCCTCCATTTGCTTGGTATACTGATGCTACAGGACTTTCTTATGATAACTTAGTATATGAATATTTGTATCTAATTACAGCGGCAGTAGCAGGAAGTCTAGCCTGGCGTTCAGCAACTATAACATCATTGTTTGATCATTATAATAGTTTGTTATTATCTAATAACGATACGGCAGGTTACGCTATTGCTACAAACGCAACTTATAAATTGCCAATTACTAATCAACCATCAATTGATTACTGGACAAGTGTAACAAATAATTTAGGCGGCACAACTAGAGATATTGAATTCGCTCCTACGCATAATTTAGAGATAAGTTCTACAGGAACACTTTCGTTACCTACAGGAACATCAGCTCAAAGACCAACTATATCAGGAGCGTTACGGTACAATACAGATTACGGAACATTTGAAGGTGTTGAAACTGCTGGTAGTGTTTCATTAGGTGGGATTTACGATACTGACAGAGACACATACTTAGACTTATCAAATAATCAGTTTAATTTTGTTACAGCAGGACAAACAAATCATACACTTAACGGAACACTTTTAGAATCAAATGGATTTAGTAGTAATCATAAATTTAGTATCGACGGCAATGTAGTTAGTAATGATGTCCCAGGTGGAAACAGTATATTAAGATCAAACGGAACTGGTAAAACTATTGTAGATGACGGATTCTTTGATTTTAAAGATAGTAACTTACATAATACAACTAATCAAATCTTTAAGTTTACACTTACTAATGCGACTGGAAATGCGCTTCTAAAAATTGATAATGTAAGCGGTATGGTTGTTCCACAAGGTACAACTGCTCAACGTCCTTCATCACCAGAAGTTGGACATACTAGATATAATTTAACACTAGAATATCTTGAAACTTGGAACGGATCTAACTGGATTAATGCAGCTGGTGAAGTTGAAAGTATTGCTACTAGTGATGTTGAAGAATTAGCGTACTTATTCAACCTTATACTAGACTAATTTCTCTTTTCAGCTAAATAATATTAATGCATCAAAGAGGGTCGACCAACCCGATGCTGGACAAACTGTGGTTAGCCGGCAAAGAACAATATGTTGAAAATTAGGCTAGAGGGACAGGATCCCCGTATTAGGAGAGAAGATGGCAATTGGTCGCATATCGGGTCCTCTCTTAAAGGAAAACCTCCTACGTAATGGGACGGATTTAGCCTTTGAGACAGACTTATTATACTTAGATGTAACAAACCGTCGAATCGGTGTAAAAACCACTAGTCCTCAATACGCACTAGACATTGTTGGTCAAGCTAGAGTTACAGATCTAGAAATAACAAATAACATATTCAATATTGGTAATGTTACTATTAACGGTGACACTGCTACTATTTCAACTACAGCACAAGAATTTAGTATAGCAACAGCAGATAATACTATTGTTGGTAACAGAGTTTTGGTTGGCGATTTAGAAATTAATAATAGTTTCTTAGAAAACACAAATACAAACAGCGACCTCTTTATTAGAGCAAACGGTACTGGTAATGTTAACATCCAAGGTAATACACAAGTTGATGGTAACTTACATGCAACTGGAAACATTAGTGCTGATGGTAATATTACAATTGGTGATAGTGACACAGATAATATCTTTATTAACGCAGATATTGCTAGTGATCTTATGCCAGATATCGACAACACTTATAATATTGGTGACGCAAATAAACGTTGGGCAACTGGTTATTTTGCTAACGTTACTACTAATACACTTACTACAAATGACCTAGACTTTGGTAGTATTGATCTTATTAGTATTCCAGGCAACATTGTCTATGTAGCATCAACAGGTTCAGATTCACAAACAGGAACTCATCCGCAAGATCCAGTAGCAACTATATCAAAAGCCTTACAACTTGCTGGTATGAATGATACAGTTTACATTTATCCGGGTCAATATCAAGAAGCATTTCCTTTAGTTGTTCCAGTAGGAGTAACTGTAAAAGGACATAGTTTAAGATCAGTAGAAATTAGTCCAACAAGCGGAACTCAAAGTAATGATGCTTTTCAATTAAACGGCGACACAACAGTTGAAGACATTACAATTAAAGACTTCTTTTATAATAGCGGTGCTGATACAGGATATGGATTTAGATTTGTAAATAACATGCGTGTTTACACAAGATCACCTTATATTAGAAATGTAAGTGTAATTACAAAAGGTACAACTACAAGTAACTTAGACCCAAGAGGTTTTGATAGCGGCGATGCTGGTCGTGGCGCATTGGTTGATGGTGAAGTCGCTGATAGTAATTCAAATGAAGCATCAATGTTGTTTCACAGTGTTACATTTATTACACCGGGTGTTAGTGGACTAAAAGTTACTAACGGATCAAGAGTAGAATGGTTAAACTGTTTTACTTACTTTGCTGACAAAGGTATTGAAATACTAGAAGGAACAGCAGGATTAAAAGGTGACGGTAAGACAAGAATTAAATATAGCGGATTTACAGGTTCAGCTGTTGCGGCAGGACAAACAATTACACTTAACGACGCAGGCGGAACACAACTAGCACAATCTACTATCGAAAGCGTAGGAACAAACGAAGTTACTATTGACGGTAACGCAACCGGATTTATTACACCTTTAAGTAGAAGTAAAAAAACTGTTACAGCAGTAGGAAATGCTCAAATAGCAACAAACATTAAAAAGTTTGGTACAGCGGCAGGGTTGTTCGACGGAGTTGGTGACAGATTTACATTAACAACGGCAACTGATTTTGGATTTGGTACAGGTGATTTTAGTATAGAAGGTTGGATTTATATTTCCGACGATACTGGTACAGAAACTAAATTTGATATGAGAGCTGGATCTGACACTGATAGTGCGTTACATTTTTACACAGTTGACAGACAACCTAAGGTTGCTATTGGAAATACAAATGTACTAGCGCCAGCTATTACGTTAATTAATACTACTTGGTATCATATTATGATATCAAGAAAAGGAACAGCATTAACACTGTTTGTTGACGGAGCAGTACAAGCAACTACAACAAGCGCAGTAGATTTAGGAACAACTAAGCCATTATCATTAGGAGCAACTTACAGTACTTCACAAGCCTATGACGGAAGAATGGACGATGTTAGAATTAGAAAAGGCATAGGTGAAGACACAGCATTTACAAAACCTAGTGCTGAATCAGTAGTTGATCAATATACAGTTTTAAAATTAGATTTTAATGGTGATAACGGATCACAAATTATTACTGACGATGACACGTTTATTCAAGACATTATATTCAGTGGCGGCGGTACAGCAACAGCATTAACATTAATTGATACTAGTGATTTCGGCGGAGAAATTAGAAGTATTGCTAGTGCTAGTGTTTACGGTAACTACGGAATTCACGGCACAGGTCCAGGATCAGTTGTTTACGCAATTGGAATGAACCTTGCGTATATTGGCACAGGTAAAGATGTTAGCAATGATCCTACAGCAGTAATTCAAGCAAACGAAGTAGTTGATAATAGTAATGCTAAAATTTATTTTAGTACAGTTGATCACAAAGGTGATTTTAGAGTAGGTGACTTATTTAGAATTAATCAAGAAACAGGCGAAGTAACATTTACTAACGCAGAGTTTTTGTTTAATAACAACCAAGGTATTACATTTACAGACGGAACAAACACAACTATTATCGATGGTACAAAAGTTGAAAGCGGAAACATAAGAATTAGTGGAAACACAATTAGTAGTACAAGCGGTGATGTAAATATTAACTCTAGTGCTGGAGCAATTAATTTATTAGACAACGTTAACATTACTGGTAATTTAGATGTTACAGGAAATATAACAGTTGGCGGAAATATTACATTAGGTGATGAAACTACAGATACTATTAGTATTAACGCAAGAATTGATAGTGATATTATACCTAGCATTGATAACACATATGATTTAGGAACAACTAGTTTAGCATGGGCTGAAATGAATGTTGGTAAAGCAATCATCGATGACATTGTTATTGATAACAATTCTATTATTACAAATACTAGTAACGGTAGCATTAACTTTACAGCTAATGGTACTGGATCTATTGTAATTGACGACTTATCATTTAACAGCAATATAGTATCAAACAACAGTGGCGATATTAGTTTAGACCCAAGTAGTCAAAATGTTGTTGTAAATAGTACAGGTGCTATTAAGCTACCAAGAGGTACTACAGCACAAAGACCAGGATCACCAGTTACTGGTATGATTCGTTACAATACTGATTCAAACGTATTTGAAGCATACGACGGAAATTGGGTCCAACTAGGCGGTGTGTATGACGATGATCGTGATACATACATTACAGCTGAGAATACTCCGGGTGCTGATGATGATACACTAAGATTTTATGCTGGTGGGTCATTAGTAGCGGATGTTACAGCTAATAGGTTTGATATTAACAGACTAGAAGTAGATGATATTGCTATTAGTGGCAATACACTAGAAACTATTACTACTAATGAAAACCTAAATTTAAGAGCAAACGGTAGTGGTTTTGTTAGTATTGAAAACTTTAGTTTCAACGGAAATACGATAACTAATACTGTAGAAGGTGCTGTCACTACATTAAAGCAAGACGGTACTGGTTACTTTAAAGTTGAAGGCAATGGTGGATTTGTTATTCCAGTTGGTAATAACGCAAATAGACATCCTAGTCCAGAAACTGGAATGATGAGATATAACAGCGTTGAAGATAGAGTTGAAATTTACGATATCTCAAATAACTGGGTATCAGTAGCTGGAGCAACAGGTGCTGTTACGTTTAATGACGCAGAGGAAATTGCTATTAAATTAGCACTGACAATATAGGAAAAAAGAATGGCAACTAATTTTAAAAATATTATAGGTAAACAAATTGGAACAGAAAGAGTTGCTGTATACACAGTACCACCGGCAACAAGTACAACTGTTATAGGAATGAACGTAGCTAACTTAACTGAAGGTATGGTAGGGTGTACTATTGAAATTGGTGACGAAGCAAGTAGTATTGGAACAATGGTAAAAGGAATGCCAATTGCTCCTGGATCAAGTTTAAAACCAATCGGAAAAGGTGAAAAAATTGTTTTGGACGCAACTAACGTATTATACGTTACAGCAGACCAAACTGATTCCTTAGACGTAATTGTAAGTATAGTGGAGATTGTATAATGAGTGATGGTAGTTTAGGACAAAGTGTTGCTGACATGGTCAGCCAAACTGACGCAAGATATTTTTATGGATTGCGTAGAACAGACGATGGCGAATTGTACATTGCTAAAATGGATCAATTAAAAACCGGTGATAGTATTACTATTAACAAAGAAGGCGATCCAGCACAAAATTATGAAGACTTTGAACAGGGTGAAGACTTTTTTGAAGGTAGAAATGTTAACCATGAAAAAGAATATTTAAATTTAAACTACGAACAATTTAAATGGGATAATAGAAACATTAACTATTACGTTGATGATAGCGGTAACTTAGTGGCAAGGATTAACGAAGGTTATACCTACCCAACAGGAGTGTAATAAATACATAAAAGGTTGAAACAATGGCAGAATTTAAACTAAGCAGAATAAGATTTAATTGGAAAGGCTCTTGGGCCGGAGGTACAGATTATGTTGTAGATGACATGATTGAGTACCTTGGTTATACATATGTATGTTTACGTCCACACAGCGCAGGATCATTTACTAATGATCTAAACGGTACAGATGTTACACCAGCAAGACCAAAATGGAAAAAACAAAGTGAAGGTGTTACTTGGACAGGAATTTGGACAATAAGCACAGCCTACGGTGTAGGTAACATTGTAAAATATGGAGCTAGTATCTACCAATGTACTGAAGGACACACTTCTGCCTCTACATTTAGTTCAGGTACAGACGGTCTAGTTGCTGATATTGGAAAATGGAAAATTGTTGCTGTATCATCAGCAGATTGGAAATACAACTGGACAATTAATACACTTTATAGAATTAACGATCTAGTTAGATATAACGGTAAAGTTTACAAAGCAACAGCACAGCACGTTTCAGCTGCAAATTCAAATTTAGGACTAGAAGCTAACCAATCAGATTGGGAAGTGTTATCAGATGGTGATACTTGGAAATCAGAATGGGCAATTGGTACACGTTATCGTGTAAACGATATTGTTAGATATGGTGCTACTGTTTACAGATGTATAACAGGACATACATCTGCAGATAACTTTACACTTGGTCTAGAAGAAGACCAATCTAAATGGGAACAGCATTATGTTGGAGTTGAGTTTGTTACAAAAACAGATGAAGAGTCTGGCTTAACATCCGGCGAATGGCAAGAGAACTATCGCTACAGAGTAAGTGATATTGTTAAACGTGGCGGAAACTTAATGAGATGTATTTTAGGACATACATCAAGTACTGACGCTTCTGGATTTAATACAGATTACAACGCAAACAAATGGGAAATATGGTTACCAGGTTCCGAGTATGATCAGGCTTGGGCAGAAGATGTATACTACCAGCCAAATGATTTAGTATTATATGGTGGTTATGTTTATAAATCATTAACATTTAACTTTGCTTCAGCACCAGGTTTAAATCAAGGTACAGATTGGAATTTAACATTCGAAGGTTATAATTTTAGATATGACTGGAATAATCCTGGAGCAGGCGACGGTAGTACAATTACTCCTTATAAAACAGGTGATGTAGTAAGACTATCCGGTAGCTTATATATTTGTATACAAGACAACACAGATTTACAACCAGATAATTGGCCTGCGTATTGGGAAAAAGTTATCGACGGCAGACAATTCAGAAATACTTGGGAAGATAATATTGAATACTACGAAGGCGATATTGTAGTATGGCAAGGTACATCATATGTATGTACAGCGAATCATTATTCAAGTGAATCTGCTTCAAGACCAGATCAAGATGTAGAACAACCAGATCAAAATTATTGGAAAATAATGATCCTTGGTACACGTACTAATAAACTAGCAAGACTAGGTGATTTAAAAACTTTTGAAGATCAAGATTCAACAGCAATTGATACACAACGTTTAGCAATTGGTACTACTGGACAAGCATTAAGAGCAACTTCAGGATTACCAACTTGGGACAGTTTAGATTTACAAGCAAATGTTTATTATGTTTCACGTAACGGAATCGACGAAGCGGCCGCAGGTGGTTCGTTAAACGCTCCATTTAGAACTGTAAGATTTGCTATGAATTATCTTTTACAAGATGAACCAAATAGAGTCGGCGCTGGCGCAACTGTTAAAGTTATGGGCGGCGAATTTGCTGAAATACTTCCAATTAGTATTCCTGCTAAAGTAGCATTAGTTGGCTCAGAATTAAGATCAACAACAATACGTCCGGCTGTACAAGGAACTGATGTTGTATTAGGAGAAAGAATTAACCTACACGGCATCCTTCAACCACAGGAACCATTAACAGTTCCAAATGATAATGCTAGACTTGATATGTTTAGAGTTAGAAACGGTTGTGGAATTAGAAATTTAACACTTAGAGGTCTACAAGGTGGTGCGTTATCAGGAGATAACGATTATGGTACACAAAGACCAATTCCAGGAAACTCATTTGTATCACTTGATCCGGGCGCAGGTCCAGATGATCAAAGTGTATGGATTAATAATAAATCAACATATGTACAAGGTGTTACTACAATCGGTAACAAATGTGTTGGTATGAAAATCGACGGATCGTTACACAATGGCGGTAATAGATCAATTGTTGCTAACGACTTCACACAAGTTATTAGTGATGGTATTGGCTATTGGGCTACGAACAGAGGACGTTCAGAGCTAGTTAGTGTGTTTACATATTATTGTCACATTGGATACCTAGCTGAAAACGGTGGTATCTTACGTGCTACTAACGGTAACAATTCATATGGTAAATTTGGTAGTGTGTCAGAAGGATTTGATACTACAGAAACACCACAATCAGCTACAGTAGATAACCAGTCAGGTGAAGCAACAGTAGACGAAGTGTTTGCTGATGGTAATCAAATATTAGCACTAGCATTTAAAAATACTGGACAAACATATACAGGTGCTACAACATCTATTTCACAGGCATCAGGTACTGATTTAGATATAAGATTTGATGAAATTAGACAGGGTGCTATTTCAAAAATTGATTTAGCATTACCAGATGGTAGTACAAACGTAGGTGGTAGAGGATTTAAAAGTTTCTCAAACACAGCACAAGGCGGTGATTTGTCAACTATTATTTTAGCGGCATCAGAAGTAAGAACTACAGCTCAACTAATAGGAATGCGACTTGTAATTAAAGAAGGTGCTGGTACAGGACAATATGGTTACATTGCTGGATATAACGAAAGTACAAAAGTAGCAACTATATACAGAGATACTGATGGACAACCTGGATGGGATAATATTGTTCCAGGTAAAGACAACGTGTTAGTACTAAACGGAACAACAGTTTATGATTACGAGCCAAGAGTTACAGTTGATGCTCCAACATTTACAAAAGCAAATAGAAATATACAATCGGGTGCAGCAGACATTGGTTATAGTGAAGCATTAGGAATGTGGTATTATGCTCCAACTGGTACTAACGACTGGTATACTTCGTTAGATACAAGTGTATGGACACAGCATGAAACATCATATGCTAGATCATATGTAAGTTTTGCTAAAACAGGATCATTACTATTAGGATTATCAGATGGTTCAGATCAGTTGGTATATTCAAATGATGGTTCAACATACGATCATTCAACATTGCCATTAAGTACAACTTGGAAAAAAGTAGCAGTTGGCGGTCCATTAGGAGACACAATTATTTGTCTTGCTACAGGAAACGGCAATGCTTATGTACAACAAACAGAAACAGCAAGTGATTCTACAGTAATTGCTAGTGATGCTTGGACAGTTGCAGCAACTGGAGCATCTGATACTAATTGGGTAGGACTAGCATACGGAGCAGGTAAATGGATAGCAATATCACAAGATGGTACTACAGTTACTTCAACTGATAATGGTCTAAATTGGACAACAGGCGCCGCAGTTACTCCACAATCACCAGAAGTGTATAATGATATTGCTTTTGGTAATAATGCTTGGGTAGCTACAATGGCACAATCAGATAGAGTCATATACAGTCATAACGGCACAACATGGAGTGATTCACAAGTAGTTGGTGACTCTGGTAGAGAAAATTGGGTAGTTGGTTATACAGGCGGATTATTCCACTTAGCAAGTTCACAAGGAACAACAGCGTCAAGTGACAACGCAAAATATTGGGTAGTTAGAGAAGCTAACGCAGGGATGACAAGTATTGCTGGTGGTTACTTAACTAATAAACCATCATTTGTTACACTAAACGTAGCATCAACCACAGCACACGTTTATACAGGCGGAGCAAGAGCTTGGGCAAGAGCAGAAGTTGCTAATGGCAAGCTATCATTAATTAAAATTTATGAGCCAGGTAGTGGATATATTATAACACCAACAGTATCAGTTACAGATCCTGAAGCATACGACGAGTCATACTTTGCTGTAGATATTAACAACGGTGTTTTACCACAACCAATATTCTATAACAGAGGTACTGGATATCAAAGTGCCCTTGTTAAAATTAACGGCGATGGATTTGGAGAAGAATTACAAATTGGTAATACAATGAAGATTAACGGAATTGGTGTTGTACCAGGACCAGGAGCAAACGTTGTGTTTGCTGGCAATCCTACAGTATATAGACTTGTTAAAGTTAATTCACAATCAGGAGTATCACCAAATATTACTATTACATTCCAAATATCACCAACACTAAGTAGATCAACAGCACCATTACATAACGTAGGAGTTACTTTACGTGAACGTTATAGTAGTTGTAGACTTACAGGACACGACTTCCTAGACATTGGTACTGGTAACTTTGATGAAACAAATTATCCAGCACTTTATGTACAAGGACAGACATCTGAAAACGATACAGTACAAGCAAACGAAGTTGTTGAATCAAATGGAGGACGAGTGTTCTACACAAGTACAGACCAAGACGGTAACTTTAGAGTTGGAGAACTATTTAGAGTATCACAGGCACAAGGTGGTGTTACATTAAGTGCTGACTTCTTTGACTTAGAAGGACTAGATGAAATTAGACTAGGTGGTATTAGAGTAGGTGGTACACAAGCTGTTATTAGAGAATTTAGTACTGATAACACTTTTGTTGCTAACTCAGACAATATTATTCCAACAGAAAGAGCACTGAAGGCATATATCGAGAATAGATTCACAGGTGGTGGATCTAACTTGTTTACCAACAAACTAACAGCAGGTCAGCTTGTATTTGAAGAAAATACATGGTCAAACACAGCTGGAACAAACAATCCAGATGCAATGGCGTCTGTAGACACTGACTTTACAATTAACGGACCACTAGGCGGTGGCTTAGCAGGATTGAATTTATTCCTGTCATCCCGAACTGAACGAGATGACTTTAACGGATAATGATAAATATGTATAATACCAAGAACGGAGCAAAAAATGGCAGAAATTAAACTCGGTAGAATTAGATTTATTTGGAAAGATGCATGGACAGCATCCGCTGAATATCTAAAAGATGATGTAATTAGATATGGCGGTAGAACCTATGTATGTATAACCGGACATACAGCTACTACTAATTTCTATGACGACTTAGTAAACTGGAATAAGTTTAGTGATGGTACAGACTGGAAAGCAGACTGGACACAAGCAACTTTTTACAAAATAAATGACATCGTAAGATATGGTGGTATTATTTACATTTGTAATACAGGACATACAGCACAAGCAACACTAGAAGCTGATCAATCAAAATGGGATCAGTTTGCTACTTCAATTGACTGGAAAGATAATTGGACAGCTGCAACTGTTTACAAAGCAAATGACTTGGTAAAATATGGTGGTAACATTTACTTGTGTAACACTGGTCACACTGCCGCGGCTAGTAACGCACTTGGACTTGAGCAAGATATTTTAAAATGGGACTTGTTCTCAGAAGGTCAAGATTGGAAACAAAATTGGGCAATTAACTCACGTTACAAAATCAACGATATGGTTAAGTACGGTGGTACTGTTTACATTTGTAATACAGGACATACATCAGCCGCTACATTAACATTAGGTTTAGAAGACGATCAATCAAAATGGGATTACTTAAACAAAGGTATTGACTACAAAGGTGAATGGACTAACTCAACACGTTATAAAGTTAACGATGTTGTATTATTTGGTGCTACACTTTGGATTGTTACAACTGAACACACATCAGTTGCTACTAATCCTGATTCGCAGTTAGGTACACTACAAGCTGATATTGCTAACTGGGATAAATTTGTTCCAGGAATGGAATTTGAAAACACATGGTCAGGATATGAAAGATATCAACCAGGTGACTTTGTAACTTACGGTGGTAACCAATATGTTGCTAACGATAACGTTTACGCAGAAGTTCCGTCAAGTAGTGCTAAATGGGATCTAGTTACAACAGGATTTCATCTTAGAGGATCTTGGGGTGATGACTCTACAAACACAGAATACAAAATTGGTGATGTTGTAAGATTAGGTGGCTACACATATGTTGCTATAGCTGATCATCAAAATCAACGTCCACCAAACACTACATATTGGGCAAGATTAAACCAAGGTATTGAATGGAAAGATACTTGGTCTAATGCTACACTTTATGACGCAGGAGATGCTGTACGTGAAGGTTTAATTAGTTATGTTTGTATTCTTGCACATACATCAAGCGGTACTAATAAACCATCAGCAGATTCATTAGGAACATACTGGAATAACGTAGCATCGGGTGCTGAGGAAAGTGCTTTAACAACTGAAGGTGATATACTTTATTACAGTGGTTCAGGTCCAGCAAGATTACCAATTGGTACAGAAGGTCAAGTATTAAGTGTTGCTGGTACAGGCGTTCCAGAATGGAAAGACTTCGCAACAACACCAGATGTATATTATGTTGCTACTAACGGTGTAAATAATCCGTATCCAACAAACGGCGGAACACTAGATCGTCCTTGGAAATCAATTCGTTACGCATGTGAAGAAATTGAAAAAGGTCCACGTAATCCAAACGCGGTAACATTGTTAGAAGAAAACAGAATGTTCATAGCATTTGAAACTGCTAAATGGGCTAAAAGACAAATCATTACACAAACATCACCATTCTTTATTGGTTTTGCTTTTGATGAAGCTAAGTTCCAAAGACTAGCAGGAATTGTACTTGATTACGCTTTAAGAGATCTAAGACAAGGCGGAAATAAACATATCAGAGACTTAGCTACTTTAATTAAAGCTCAAACAGATGGCGATTACTTTACGTCAGGTTCTGAAACACAAAATACTGCGGCGTTAGACTTTGTAGTTGATCTAGTAGAAGACGTACTAGATAGTGCTACACCTCCAGCAGATTATCAAGATTTAGATAGTGTTGCTTCATCTGATAGATACTTACAAATCAAAGACGCTACAAGAGTTGAAGAGCCAAATGCGCTTGCAGCAATTACAGCATCAGTTGCTATTGCTAAAAGTACTATTTCATTAATGGGTGGTTACACAATCCCAGCATTAGTAAAAACACACAAAGTTGTATTTGTAAAAACAGGTACATACACTGAAGTACTTCCAATTAGAGTTCCAGAAAGAACAGCAGTTGTAGGTGACGAACTACGTTCAACAAGAGTTGAACCAGCAGGAAGTGTAACAAACTCAAATGATACAACTTATTCACTAGCTGGTATTTTACATATGAAGAGTATTTTAAGTGCTATTTGTCAAGGTACAGATATTACTGAGCAATCAGGTAACAACTTAACTCAGAATATATCTAAACCATTAAGTACATCAACAGTGGGTACTATTGTTTCTAATTTAGCACAAGAACTATATGACAAAATTGACTATGACATTAACGGAGCATCAGGAGACTCTACAGCACCAGTGTTTAGAGGAACTAATACGTTTGTTGATGATCAAGACAAGTTTGCGGCAATGCGTTTGTTAAAATTAAACAAATCATATATTGCTAGAGATGTAACAAAATATATTAACGCAAACTATCCTTCATATACATTTGATGAACCAGCATGTGAAGCAGATGTAAAACATTACATTGACGCATTTATATATGACTTAGAACAAAGTTATACAGGTGGCGGCACAGAAGGTAGTAACTATGCTACATTAATAGCAGGTCAAATGTATTCAAATAGTGTTAACGGAAGTACAAAAGAAAATATGTACTTGCTACGTGATGCTACTGGTGTTAGAAATCAATCACTAGGCGGATTAAGCGGAACATTAGGTAGTGCAAATGCGTATGGAACTAAGCGTCCAGACACAGGAGCATACTGTGCTCTTGATCCAGGTTGGGGTCCAGATGATGATCGTGTATGGATTAGTACACGTTCTCCATATGTACAAGGTGTATCAAACTTTGGTACAGCGTGTGTTGGACTTAAAGTTGATGGAGATTTACATAACGGTGGTAACGACTCGATTGTTGCTAACGACTTTACACAAATTTTAAGTGATGGTATTGGTGCGTGGGTAACTAACCTAGGTAGAGCAGAACTTGTTAGTATCTTCTCATACTACGGACATATTGGTTACCTAGCTGAAAACGGCGGTAAGATACGTGGTACTAATGGTAACTGTTCATACGGTGATCATGGTGCGGTATCAGAAGGCGTTGACGCAACAGAGATTCCAATTACAGGAACTGTCAACAACAGAAAACTAGAAGCACAGATTGGTAGAGCATTAACAGACGGTAGTGAAATTATTCACTTTGAATACACTAACGCAGGTAATAACTACACAAGCGGAACTTATACAATTAGTGGTAATGGTTACGGTGCTGTTATTGATAATGCTAATGTTGTAAACAATGGTATTTTTGAAGTAAGATTAAAAAATCCAGATGACGGATCAACATTTAGTGAAACTGATCTTGATGGTGATGGAACATTAAATGACGCAGACACAGTAGGTGGACGCGGATATTCAACAAGTTCTAACACAGCACAGGCTGGTAGTACAACTACTATTACATTATCAAACACTGAAACAGCAAACAATACAAAATACGTTGGTATGAGAATTGTTATTACAGCTGGTGTTGGCGCTGGACAGTATGGTATTATTACAGCATACAATTCAGGTACTAAAATTGCTAACATTGCTAAAGAATCAGATAGTACAGCAGGTTGGGATAACTTCCACCATAGTAACGCTGTAGAATCAACACTTGATGCTACAACAGCATACACTATTGAGCCAAGAGTAAGAATTACAGGCGGCGGTGGTAGTGGCGCTATTATTAGAGCTAAAGTTGCTACTGGAAGAATTACACAGTTCTTTATTGTTAATCCAGGTAGTGGATATACATCTACTCCAACATTAACAATTACAGATCCAAGTGAAACACTACTATGTCCAACAGAAGTTAGAGTTGGAAGTGGTGTATTAACTCAACCTACATTTAGTGCTAGAGGTACAGACTTTGAAACAGCTGGCGCTACAGTAGTAGGCGATGGGTACGCAGATATCTTCCAATCAGTTAACTTCTTAAATGTTGAAGGATTATCAGATGTACCAACAGAAGGTGCTAATTTACAAATTGCTGGCGATAGTAGATACTTTAAAATTGTGTTTGTAAGAGAACTATTAGGAAGCGCAGGCAACTATAGTTGTAACTTACAAATATCACCAGACACAGGTATTGAAAGCGCACCAGCACATGGTACATCAGTTACAATGCGCAGACGTTATTCACAAGTACGATTAACAGGACACGATTTCCTAGATATTGGTACTGGTAACTTAACAGAAACAAATTATCCAAACACACCAACTTATCCAAATGATCCAAATGATGAAGTTAAAGAATTTGGCGGAGGCAGAGTGTTCTACACAAGTACTGACCAAGATGGTAACTTTAGAGTTGGACGTTTGTTTAATGTGGAGCAATCAACAGGTAGTGCGAGCTTGAATACAAGTGCATTTAGTTTAGCAGGTCTACAAGAACTGTCACTAGGCGCAGTTGGTTTAGGACAAGGTGGCGCTACAATTAACGAATTTAGTACTGATGGAACTATGAGTGCTAATAGTGATAACGTTGTACCAACACAAAGAGCAATTATTACATACATCAATTCACAGATTGGTGGAGGTAGTAGCTCTCTTAATGTTAACGCTGTTACAGCAGGTAAAATAAATATCACTGGAAATACAATTTCAACTACGGATAATTCACCAATTACGGTCACAACAGGTATGAACTTTAATGGCGGTGTAAGTGGAAGTCCAGTAGCAATGAGTTATTTCTTAACAAGTAAAACTTAATGGCTAAATACTATATAGGAGTGTAAAAAATGGCATCAGGAATTTTAGGATCAGTAGATCTAGGAGCAAACAGCGATTCAAGCGTATACACTGTTCCTGCCGATACTTACAGCGTTGTTACTGTATCTTTTTGTAATAGAGGATCATCAACAGCAAGTGTAAGATTAGCAGTAGCAGGTTCTGCGTCACCAGGAGCAAATGAATATCTCGAGTATGAGACATCAATTGGACCAAACGGTGTACTTGAAAGAACAGGTATTGTTGCGCAGGCAAGCAAGATTATTGTTTGTAGATCATCTGCAACATCTGTAACTGCGATGGTTATGGGTATTGAGACAGCCGTACCAGCGGCATAAACATAAGGATAGGATAAAGACATGGGTAGAAGAATTTCAATAGGTTCACCAGGCTTAACAGTTCCTTTCGGTAATACAGCACAGCGAACCGCAGATGCTGGGCAAGGTGCAATTAGATTCAACACAGAGATTGGTGTTTTAGAATTATATAATGGCACAGCTTGGATACCTGTGGGAGTCCTAAACGGCAGAATGGTAACAGGTACCACTACTGCTGCATCAGGAGAACAGTTGTTCGTAGACACTAACGGTGGAGGTTATACAATTAATCTTCCAGGTTCACCTACAATGGGTGATATTGTAAGATTTTATGACATTCGTAAAACGTTTGATAGTAATAACCTTACAATTGGTAGAAACAGCAAACTTATCCAAGGTGATAGTGCAAATATGACAGTTAATACCGAAGGCGCGGCATTTGACCTGGTTTATTCAGGCGACACATACGGTTGGCGTGTATTCACTGTATAACGATTGAGGAAACAAGATAATGGCATCGTATGCAAGTTATAAAAAAGTCACATCAGATAGTATCCCATCGGGCGCAATAACAGCGGCAAAATTACAAGCCGGTGCTGGAGCGTGTCGTAAGGTACAATGGATTTACAACGAACGAGGTTTACGTTGTCACCAGTGTGCTAGAGAGTCAGGCTGTTGTGAACAAGCAAACGGTAAGTGCTGTTATTGGTGTGTTCCAGACAACGTATATAAAGTAACATTTGAAATTTGGAGTGGCGGCGGCGGAGGCCCAGGTCACACATGTTGTAATTGTTGTTCATTTTCAATTGGTGGATTCGGCGGTAACTACGCAACTAAAACAATTGATACTAATCCAGGATGTCAGTATAGTGTATGTGCAGGAGGCAGTTGGCCTTGTGGTAAATCACACACATGTACAGCAGGTATGGGATGTAGAAGTTATGTAAACGGACATAACCTAAGTAATTATTGTACAGACGGCGGATGTCCAGGTTGGATGTGTAACGGAGATGCGTGGGGTCAAAGACACGCTGTAACTAGTTGTGCTAACTGTAGAATTTGTGGTATCTTTGGAGCTGATTTTGGCTTTTCAGGAGATGCTGGTATTAAAGCAGGTACAACAACTTGTAGATGTCATGGACAAACAAGTTGGACAGGATCTGGTGCTGGTATGGGCATGTATATGGCTACTATGACAAACGAAGCATGGTGTGCTTGTGGATGTCATATTCCGTGGCCAGCAGGCGGAGGTACATCAGGAACATCAAGTTATTGTAATAACTGGGCAAAATGTTGTGCGGGTGGTTCAGGCCAAGGCGCATCAGGCATAGTAAAGATTACATTTGTATAAGGAAAAAGAATGGCAACGTATTCAAGTTATAAAACATTAACAGCAGACAACTTCGAAGATAATAGTATTACGGCGGCTAAACTAGGCGCTCAAGCTGGTAACAAATATGACTCATTTTATGTTTATAACGAGCGTGGAATGGCATGTCAACACTGTGCTGATAACGGAAACTGTTGCCAACAAGCAAATGGTAAATGTTGTTACTGGACAGCTCCAGCAAATGTTTCTAGAGTAACATTTGAAATTTGGAGTGGCGGTGGAGCAGGAGCAGGCGGCACATGCTGTAACTGTTGTATGCACTCAGCAGGTGGATCAGGTGGTAACTACGCAGTAAAAAGTATTAGTACGTGTCCTGGCTGTCAATATTCAATTTGTGCTGGCGGTACATGGCCATGTTCAAAATCACATACTTGTACAGCAGGTATGGGATGTAAGAGTTATGTAAATGGATATAACCTAAGTAATTTTTGTGCTACAGGTGGTTGCCCAGGATGGATGTGTAATGGAGACGCATGGGGTCCTAGACACACACAAACATGTGGTAACTGTAATATATGCGGAATTTTTGGAGCAGACTTTGGAATTATGGGATCAACCGGAGTAACAGGCGGACACGGTGGATGTCAATGTAAATCAGGAGACTGGGGCATGACAGGATCAGCACCTTTTGTAGGTAAAAGATTTGCTGGTTCAAACGCAGAAGCATGGTGTAACTGTGCTTGTTATACGAACTGGCCTGCAGGTGGCGGACAAACAGGACAAAGTTCATATTGTGGTAACTGGGCAAAATGTTGCGCAGGCGGTAATATGGGTGGCTCAGGATTAGTTAAGGTAACATTCGCTTAAGGAAAGATAAAAATGGCAACATACGCAAGTTATAAAAAAGTACCAGGTGAATCAATTGTAGACGGTAGTATTACAAGTGATGATATTGCCCACGGTAACGGTAACAACTACGGAGTACAATGGATTTACAATTCTCGTGGCATGGTTTGCCATGCTTGTGCTAGACAAAGTGGTTGTTGCGAACAAGCAAATGGTAAATGTTGTTACTGGTGTGTTCCAAATGGAGCAAGTACAGTAACATTTGAAATTTGGTCAGGTGGAGGCGGCGCTCCAGGCATGACTTGTTGTAACTGTTGTTCTTTCTCAATTGGTGGAGCAGGTGGTAGTTATGCTACTAAAACAATTAGTACATCTCCAGGATGTCAATACAGTGTATGCGCAGGTGGCTCATGGCCATGTGGTAAAGCACATACTTGTGTAGCAGGAATGGGTTGTAAATCATACATTAACGGACATAATTTGTCAAACTTCTGTGTAGAAGGTGGCTGTCCGGGTTGGATGTGTAATGGTGATGCTTGGGGACCAAGACATACACATACATGTTCTAACTGTAGAGTATGTGGAATATTTGGCGCAGATTTTGGAATGATGGGAACAAGTGGTACAGAACCAGGACATGGTGGCTGTCACTGCTGGTATACTTATTCATTCTCAGGTTCAGCACCGATGATCGGTAAACAGCAAGTAGGCGTTACTAACGTTTCTTGGTGTTCATGTGGTTGTCATATTGATTGGCCAGCAGGCGGTGGACAATCGGGTGTTAGTTCATATTGTGGAAACTGGGCCAAGTGTTGTGGTGGCGGATCAGGTCAAGGCGGATCTGGTGTAGTCAGAATAACATTTATGTAGATAATGATAAATACTTTTAGGAGTTATATAAAATGAGAATGATTAGTAAAACATTTACTTACCCAGTATGGGATGCCTGGAGAACAAATAGTTTCGCCGAAGGACGTACAGATACATTTACGTACAACGGTCCGGAATTTTTAACTTTTGAAGTAAGCAATGATCCAAACGATCCTGACTACGGAAAAGAAACTGGTTGGTGTTTATGGTTAAAACAAGACCTTGAACGTCCATCAGGCGCTGACGTTACAAGAATAACAGTTGATTGTAAAGAACAACCTTTACTATGTGAAATTGGTAACGATTGTGGTCGTGATGACATGATCCAAAAACGTAGACAAAGAGAATGGTTAGTACTATGGGACGCTCCTGAAGGGCACCAAGACGTAGAATACACAAATGACTTAGAACCAAGAGACATTTATAACGATAATGATATCACATATGATTTTGATACAGAAACGTTTAATATTGGCGTAAGAGATTGGGCCGCAACAGGTACAAAAATGGATCTTACATGGCAAGATCTTAGAGATGTAAGAGACCAAGACTTAAATGATACAGATGCTAAAGTTGGACAAACAGATGCTCCACAAGCAATTCAAGATGCTTGGATAGCTTACAGACAGCGTTTAAGAGATTTGCCAGCATGGGCACAAGCACAAGGTTACGAACCATGGCAAGCAGTTCAAATGTGGCCAGTTATGCCAAAAGATATGCGTGATCCAGATGCGGCATCAGATCCAGAAGATCCGTATAGAGATGGAGCCTTTGCTGTAGACGTAGCAGTTGCTGCACTTAAAGTAGCCGGCAAAAGATAAACTTAAAAAAATTTAAATTATAAAAACCCTTACATTAACGTGTAAGGGTTTTTTCTTATGCCACATATGGCTTTCCTAAAACTTTTCTTGTGTAAATATTTCTATAATAGGAGAAAACATTGGAACGCAAAAAAGCATATTTTATCAACGGTGGAGCAGGCAGGGTTGTCGCAAGTATTCCAGCGTTTGAAAAACTGTACGAAGAAGATCAAGACTTTATTATTGTTTGTGAAGGCGGAATGGACTTTTACAAAGGACATCCACAACTACATGAACTAGCATATGACAATTGGCATAAAAATTTATTTAAAGATTATCTTAAAGATAGAGATATTATTTCGCCAGAGCCGTATAGAGTCTGGGAATATTATAATCAAAAATGTAGTTTAGCACAAGCATTTGATATTGCTATTAATAACAAAGGTGTTAGAAAATTACAAGATCCAACTATACATATGAACAAGCATGAACTTGTACAAGGGTATAAAGTTGTTGAAGAAATTAAAGCAGTAACTGGCAAAGACAAAGTAGTAGTGTTCCAACCATTTGGTCGTACAGCCGAAAATATGGGTGACTTTGTAATTGACGGAACTTCAAGAAGTTTTCACTTAAATGATGTTATACGTGTTTGTAAAGACTTACGTGATGATTATGCTGTAATTGTAATGAGTGAATTTCCTGTAACTATTGAAGAAAAGCCAACAGTTCCTATTGCTGTTCCACAAATTCCAGATGTAAGAGTTTGGTCTAGTGTAATTCAAATTGCTGATCACTTTATTGGATGTGATAGTTTAGGACAACATATGGCAAAAGCATTAGGTACTACATGTACTAGTGTTATTGGTAGTACATATCCTATTAATATTTCTTATCCAGACTCACCAGATTTTGATATTATTGATTTAGGTGAAGGCAAACGTAAGTTTAGTCCTATTAGACTTACTATGGAAGATGAAATCGAAAGATTTAATGACGAAGTTATGGAGTTAAATGATGAAAGTTTTAAAAAGATTATTTCAAGTGCTCGCAAGCGTTTGGGTAAGCCGAGAAGTTACAGCGGAAACTACAAACCGCAACAAGAGCAAGGGGAGGTCTGCCCAACTCATGGAGTAGTACATTCAGACGGAGTAACACATGCTAAACAACCTGCTCAAATATTAGGAAGAACAGGAAAATAAATTGGCTGAAGAATTTGATCATAGAGCTTTAGATGCTAGAATGGAACACGAGTGGCAAAAGAATGTTAAGCCGCAAGTAAAAGCCTCGCAAAGTTTAGAGACTTGGGTCATTACAGATAACTTTTACCCCGGATGGAAAAGGTTTGAAAAGTTATTTGACGATACAATATACGATACTAAAAAAGATAAACTTATGCCTTATGTATTTTATACACAAGGTGAAATGAATTACCCAGACACAGTTGATCCTGAACTAGACTTTCAAGAATTTATTAAAAAATGTTTACTTCAAAGTAGTTTACCAATTACTATGGGTAAATGTTTAAAAGCATGGGGATTAAAATATCCACCGGGTTCGTACAGTGGTATGCATTGTCATCAACCAGGCAAACAATTATCAGTTGTAATGTTTTTAGACGATGTAGAAACAACAGAACTATATCCATTAGCAGGATCACTAGTTACACTACAGCCGTTTGAACATGACATTAATCACGTTCGTATAAAACCAACGCCGGGTGGTGTTGTTATTATGGACGGAAGAGTATTTCACGGAACATATCCTACATTAAATGATCGTAGAGTATTTGTTGCTGATTTTGAATACGAAACATTTGAAACATTATCAACTCAAGCAGGTACATCTTTAATGTATCAACAAACAACTTTACCTATGCCAAATCAGAACGATCTTGACTGATTTTATAGGTACATATAGTATAACAACTTATTAAGGAAGAAAACGTATGACACAGTGGATTGGCGCAATCACAAGAGGACACAATGGAGGAGCAGTTCTCCTTAAAGATGGCGAAATTGTTTTTGCTATTGAAGAAGAACGCTTAACACGTAAAAAGTATGATGGCGGACCTCTTGCCGCAATGATCAAATTTTTAGAATATACAGATAAATTAGATTATCTAGTAGTAGCACATACACAACCTTTAGCAGATTCAAGTAGAATTGACTTTAGTGGCGGAGATATGTACACTGGACTAGCAAGAAAGTTAGGACTTATTGATAGAGCGGAAAATGCTTTTGGTTCAAACTTTGATCATAGACAAGTAATTGACCTAAGTCATATACATCACAAGTTACATGCTAGTTGTGCGTTTTATAGATCAGGATTTGAAAGTGCTACAGCAGTAATTGTAGACGGTGCTGGTACATTTATTCCGATGAATATTAATGCTGGTCAGTTCCAAGAAGAATTTATGACTTGGGAATGTGAAACTATTTTTAATTGTTCATATCCTGATAACTTTAAAACTGTATTCAAACATCAAGGCGGCAACGGTCCTTTCCCAGGAGCAAAAGTTGATTATATTCCTTCTGAAAGAGAAGGTGAAGAAGGATATCACCAATTAATTTTAGATGATACTGCTGGCATTGTTAAAGCATACGAAGCAGTAACACAATACTGTGGATTTCAACCAATTGAAGCAGGTAAAACTATGGGATTAGCACCTTACGGAAAGCCTAACCCTAATGTACCTCAAATTTATACTAACGGTGGCGGCGGCAAATGGACTAGCAGTGATAGAAATGTAATTGTACCTACATATCCTAATGCGGCTGTGGTAAACGAAAGCAAATATGAGTTTTTAGAAACGTCTGAAGACTTACATGACAGTAATGTTGATCTTACAACATTAGAAAATCGAAGAGATTTAGCATATGCTGTACAAGCAGGATCCCAACAACAAGTTTTAGACTTAATTTTTCAATCTGTAGAAACTACAGGTAATAAAAATGTTGTACTTAGCGGAGGATACGCATTAAATTGTGTTGCTAACTATTGGTATTTAGATAAATTGGCTAAAGAAGGTATTAATTTATATGTAGAGCCTGTTTCAAGTGACGCAGGTACAGCAATTGGTGCCGCTTTGTTAGTTTATCATCAAACAACTAAAGATAAAAAAGTAAGAGATTACGCAGAAACTATTTACGAAGGATTTAGTTATACATATACTGACAAAGAGATTAATGATACTGCTGAGAAGTATAATGCTACAGTAGTTGATTGTCCTACTAACGATAAAGTTATAGAACTTATTAAAAACAATACTATTGTAACTATGTTTCAAGGACGTTCTGAAAATGGACCAAGAGCATTAGGTAATAGAAGTATTTTATACAATCCAACAGACCCAGACGGAAAAGATCACGTTAATAAAGTCAAACGTAGAGAATATTTCCGTCCATTTGCCGGCACAATCTTAGCAGAACACGCACATGAATGGTTTGATATGAAAGGACTAGAAGAAAGTCCGCATATGATGTACGCAATGGATTGTAAAGACGGAGTTGCTGAAAAGATTCCAAGTATTATTCATGTAGACGGTACTTGTAGAATACAAACAGTTACCGAAAAACAAAATAAACATTACTATGACATTATTAATGCGTTTTATAAAGAAACAGGAGTTCCGATTATTTTTAATACTAGTTTTAATCTAGGCGGCGAACCTTTAGTAGAAACACTAGATGATGCTGTACGTACACTGTACAATAGTGAAATGGAGTATTGTTATTTGCCAGAATACGGCAAACTAATTGAAATGCGGAACTAATGAGCATACATTTATTTGGTATACCAGTATATAAAACGTTATTAAAAGAGCATAGTTTAGTTCAAGAAGACTTTAAAGAAATTCTTAACGATGATTCTAATTTTGCTAAAGTACCTACTTGGTATAGTAACGTTGATACTACTTACGGAAATAAAAAAGCTAACAAATTACCATTTAAACGATTTATTAGATCAGCTATCGAAGGATTAAATGAATATTTAGAAGTATTTGACGTAGATGTTTCGTTAGATTACCAAATTGAATGTTGGGTTAATAGATATAAGCCAGGACAGTTCCAAGAAGTTCATAATCATGCTGGCCCTGCTCAGATTAGTTGTGCTTACATGCTTAAGACTCCTCCTAGTAGTGGAAATTTTGTGTTTCATAACAATACATATGACTATTTTCATCAGTCAGGCTTACCTAGTTTGTCATCTAAAGATTTCAAATACAACAATAGAATAACACCTCCTTGTGAAGAAGGAGATATTATATATTTTCCAAGTAACCTTGGACATTATGTATCAGACAACCAAAGTAGTAATACCAGAGCAACTATAAGTGCTAATTTTGTTATAAGAGAGAAACACAATGGATAAAAATGTAATTGATGAGGACGAAGTATTTGCTGTTAATTCTGATTGGTCCATTTCAGTACAAAAATTTAATGATGTTAAAGTAGTTATTGTTGATGACTTTTACAAAGATCCTTGGGCAGTAAGAAAACTAGCATTAGATATCCCTGCCTCGTATAATAAACGTATCAGAGGTGGCAATCCTGCTTTAAGAGTTAATGCGTTTTATGAATTATCTAATTTAGGATGGGCTTTCGATCAATTAATTAGTACATACTTTGATGATGTGTACTATGAGCATCCTTTGGGCTGGGTACAAGAAAGTTTAATGAGAGCTACCTTTATGGTAAATGTAATGCAAACAGACAATCTACCTCCGATTGCTCCACATCAGGATAATCCTAGTAAAATTAATATAGCATCTACAATATATCTTAATACACCTAACGAATGTGCTGGTGGTACAAGTTTTTATACATACAATGATAAAACAACATATGACGAACCTGGGAATAAAACATTAGACGTTGCTGGAAAGCATCCTATAACACAATATATTACAGATAGTATTGGTGATTTTAAAATGATCGGTATGGTTCCGATGATATTTAATAGGATGGTTTTGTATAATCAATCAAAACTACATACAGCATATGTAAAACCAGAAATGTTTACTGGTAATCTTTACAGATTAAACCAACAATTTTTTATATAGGAGAAAATAATGGATGGTAATTTTGACGGAGTTGAAGAATACCCAAATGCTTTTCCGATTGACTGGTGTAAGCAAGTTATAAAACGCTTTGAGGAAATGTCAGCTAATAATTTAACAAATTTACAAAGTAGTACAAAGAATCAAGACGAACGTGTATACATGGACTGGGCAAATCATAATAGTAGGTATCATGCCGACGATGATCTTTGCCATTTCTTTTATAGTACCCTTAATAAAATTTATACAGAGAAGTATCGAGGCAAATACGAAAGTTTAGGTAACGTTTTACAACATTCGCCTAAAGGAATGAGTATACAAAAGACTAAACCGCACCAAGGATATCATGCTTGGCACTGTGAGAATGCAGATTTAAGTTCATCGTCACGTATACTTGCTTATACTGTCTACTTAAACGCTGTTGAAGAAGGCGGCGAAACAGAATTTTTGTATCAAGGTATAAAGTGTAAGCCTGAACCTGGTAAACTTTGTATTTTTCCTACATCTTTTACACATCCACATCGAGGTAATCCTATATATAAAGGAGTTAAGTATATTGTAACTGGATGGTACACATTAGATGAATAAAAGTATGAACATAGCAGTAGTTGGAGGTGGCACAGCAGGATTTGTGTCAGCACTAATTATAAAAGCAACCTTTCCTAAAATGAAAATTGATATGATCCGATCAAGTAAGATTGGAACTATAGGTGTTGGCGAAGGATCTACTGAACATTGGTCAAAGTTTATGGACTATGTAGGTATTACTGCTGGCAAACTTATAAAAGAATGTGATTCTACATTTAAAGCAGGCATTATGTTTGAAGACTGGACTAAAGATCCATATTTACAAAACGTACATGACCCGGTAGTAGCTGATCATATGGGATTTCCTATGGTACTAGCTAAATTGATCGGTGA